TAATACTACGCAAGCTGATGTAGCAAACATCAACACGCAAATTAAAGACTTTCTATTAGATGTTGAAAAAAGAATGAATACTGATGGTATAGTCGGTATTACAACAGGTTTTTCTAAACTTGATGAATTTACTGGTGGTTGGCAAGAAACAGATCTTGTAATCATTGGTGCTGCTTCATCAATGGGTAAAACAAGTTTGGCTCTTAATCTTGCATATAATGCAGTTGAGAAAGCTAATTGTCCTGCTCTCATATTCTCTTATGAAATGTCAGTCAATCAGCTACTTACAAGACTTGTTTCTCTTGAATCAGAAATACCAATACGTTGGATACAAAATGGTAGACTTGGTACTGAAGATTTGTTGCGAATACAACAAACTGCTAGTAGTATCAAAGAAAAATCCATTTACATTGATGAATGCAAACGCACATCTTTGAATTACTTATTATCTAAAACTAGACAATATGTACATAGCTGCGGTGTTAAGCTTGTGTTTGTTGACTACCTACAGCTTGTCACGGCAAGTTCAGGAGCCAAAGGAACACGAGAACAAGAAGTCTCGAAAGTGGCTAGGTCGCTCAAAAACCTAGCTAAAGAACTCAACATCACTATAGTTGCACTATCACAACTTAATCGTGGGGTTGGGTTTAGAGCAGAAAGTAAACCAACACTATCAGACCTTAGAGAATCAGGCGAGATAGAACAAGCTGCAGATGTCGTAGCCTTGATATATAGACCAGAATATTATGGTATAAATCAAGACGAAAAAGGCGAATCAACTGCAGGTAAAGCCCAGATTATATTTGCGAAAGGTCGTAACATTGGTGTGGGTACAGTTACACTAAATTTTATTAGTGAATTGACTAAATTTAAAGAAAATTCTTTAGATTTTTAGCAATAAATTTCTTATATTTATAGATGTCTAACCACACTAAACTAAGAAGAATTATAGCTGAAATCGCACATGACTTGGGTATTGATAAAAAGCTTGTAAGGCGTATTATCATTGCTACTTTTAGAGAAATTGGTTTTGCAATTGTCTTAAGAGGTAGGCCTGTTATGTTCAGAAAGTTCTTAAAAATTGTATTTGCAATACGTGCTGGCAAAAAAACACACGAAATGTTTAGTAAATATGAAACACGAAAGAAATGACAAAATTAAAAACAGTTAACATCAAAGGTAAAGAATACGTTGAAGTTAACGAAAGATTAAAACACTTTAGAACGAACTACAAAGGATGGTCTTTGGTATCAGACATTGTAGAACTAACTGATGATCGTTGTGTAGTTAAAGCTACAATTATCGATGACATCGAAAACATACGCGCTACAGGGCATGCGTATGAAAAAGAAGGTTCTTCCTTCATTAACAAAACAAGTTTTGTAGAAAACTGTGAAACATCAGCTTGGGGCCGTGCTCTAGCTAATCTTGGTATTGGTTTAGATACATCGGTTGCTTCTTATGAAGAGGTAGCTAATGCTGTCAAGCAACAATCCACACCAAAAGCTAAACCAAAGCTTGATGAAGATAAGTTTAACAATATGCTAAAAGCAATTGAAGCTGGAAAAGGAGACGCAGTTAAGGCTAAAATGTCTAACTACGAAATAGAAGATTATCAAATGAACGTATTAAAAGAAAAATTAAATGGTTAATGTAGTTCCTTTTGACTTGGCTAGCTGCCAGGTTAAACCTACCAAAGTGGTAGAAAACAAAAAGTATTTTAATGAAGGTGCACACAGATGTCAAGTACTATCTGTGTCTAATTCATCACAACGTGATGGTTACAGAGGTGCACCTTATATTGAGTTTGATGTAGTAAATGAATCAGGTGAATACGGCAGAGCTAAGTTCTGGGCCGTAAGAGAATCTGATGCACCTAAATCAGCTGAATGGAAAAAGAATACACTACACGAGTTTTTAACAAACTGTGGTGTAAAAGATTTTTCTAATGATATTGAGTCTATCAAAAAAGCAGTTGGTGCTTGGGTGAATATATGCTTCACATTTGAAGAGTATATGACAATGAAAGATAACGAGCCAGTAAAGCGAAAAGCAGTCAGGTATCGTTGGTCTAGTGCTGATGGTAAGAAAATCAAGTACGACGCAAAATACAATAAACCTATTTCTCCAAAGGAAGAACAAGAGTTTATTGATGCCAACTCATTAAGTGGTGGATCTGTAGTATTCCAGAGTCACGATGATGATGATTTGCCATTCTAAATAATTTTGTAGTTTTGTAGTCAAACTATAAAACTATGATATTCATAGCAGGGAATGTACCTTCAAGTAAGAATTCTAAACGTTGGACTGGTAAAATGCTTATCAATTCAAAGACTGTTATGAAATATATCAAAGATACTGATAAACAGTATAATAGATTTAGATCGGATTTTCAGGAGATGATAAGAGGAATGAACTTTCCTATTATCGTTTCCTTTAAATTCGTAAGAGGCACAAGACATCGTTTTGACTATATAAATCCCGCACAAACTGTACAAGATTTAATGGTTAAAAATGATTGGATTGAAGATGACAATATGGAATATATAATACCACATTTTGAACCTTATGAATACGACAAAGAAAACCCTGGCGTTGAAATTAGAGTCTATGAAAGAACTGATAGAGTTTAGAAAACTCTTTACAACTGCTTTTAATATCAATGATGATGATTTTACATCAGAATTGAGATCAAGAGAAATGGTTGATGCAAGAATGATTTATTCCGCTATAGCTTATAGATATGGTGGTTATAGTAAAACAGATATTGGTAAATCTGTAAACAGAATACACGCTACAATTATTAATTTACTTAATAATTATGAAAACATTAGCGAGTATGATGAAAATTTTAAAGAACATTACAAGAAAGGACTTTCTATTTTTAAGTCTCTTGAAAAAAATAAAGGTAAAAAATCAAGTATAGTTGACATACTGCTTGAAACAAATAGTATTTTGAGAAAAAAACTAACACATAGCGATAATGAAAGAATACGCTATGAAGAAAAAGTAAAACATTTAGAAAGTAAATTAACTAACATTAGTAAACAATTGATATGAGTATTGAAACAAAAACAAAAAAGAAAATTAACATTGACGGAACAGAAGTAAAAGTAGATTTAAAAGTTTACAAAGTTTTACAAAATTTGACCGAAGCATTAAGATCACATGAAGTAGCTATATTGACTTGGGTGCATAAGCTATACAATACTAAAAAACGTCATAATGATGACGAAAAAGGATTGTATCAATATGCGATGACAATACCTGGTGCTAGTGATATATTAACCAGAATGAAAGCAATAGACATTGAAAATGATGAAAAAAGCAAACAACAGCCAGTTGATGGAGTCGAAGATAAGACTACAGATGCAGGAGCTAACGGATCTTCTAATTAGAAAGAATAAAGCTTACGGTAACTCTGCAACACATCCAGCGAATATATTTTCAAAAGGTAATGCTGTTGATAGTTTATGTGCACGTATTGACGATAAGTTGATGCGAATATCAAATAAAGGCATTAATCCAGACACAATGGATACAATAGATGATTTAATTGGATATTTATGTTTGTTAAAAATTGCTTTATCAGATGTCAATATCTATGAAGTTAAATAACTATCTTTGTATTTCTTTCAGGACTTTCTGTCCTTTGTGTCTTATAGTTTTTTTTGTTGGTTGTCAAGATCCCTGGTTCTCCAGGGATTTTGGCATACCATATATACTATAGATAAAATATTTAAATCTTATGAATTGGAACAGTAAAACTAAAGATTGGACAGAGATAAGAAATCTGTCATTAGTTGAGTTAGCTAATAAAGCTAAAAAACTTAAAGAAAGTGGCATGTCTGTAAAGAGCATAGCCAAAGTCTTAGGTAAAAGCGAAAGTAGAATTAGAGAATATTTATTAAATAAGTAAATCATGGATTACTTTATATATGCAAGAAATAGAATTTTGGCAAATAAACAAAATAGAATCATTGTTACAACTTTGCCCATATAGCGAAGAACACAAAGAACATATCTTGAACAATATACCTGAAACAAAGGAAGAAGCTAATGAGCTACTAAGTGAATTATGGTTTGACCATATACCTAGAGATCCAAGAGATCAATTTAATAAAATGATTACTATGAATACATTAGTAAAACAAGATTACAAATATTCTTATATTTGTAAAGATTGTGGTGAACATTTTGAATCACCACAAAAAGAGACATTATGCGCTGAATGTCTGAGTCCAAACATAAAGAACTATAACAAATGAGTAAGAGCACAATTGTTTTTGAAGGCGGTATTGATAATATACGCACTTTAGCCGACAACTCTGTACGTGTCAGTATTGGCACTCCAGAACTAACAGCAGAAATCGTAGGTAATATGTATAGTATGCTGAAACAACCAGGTTATGTAGTGATATCTACAAAGCCAATATCACAACAACAGATCGATGCCGTAGAAGAGGCAACTGTTGATAGAGAGTTTGATACAAAAACACCATCACAAAGATTGCGTAGCACTTTGTACATATTATGGGAACAAACACAACCTCAGGAAATTTCGTCTGACGGATCTACAATATATGTAGATTTTGACATATTTTATAAACGAAAGATGAATGAACTAATCAGATTTATTAAAGACAAATTAGTATGACAAATAAAGGTAAATTATTGAACTACAGAAGGTGGCTTTTGAAACAACTTAAAAAAGTTGATGATAAATTATTATCTTTGTACAGCAAATCACCATATAAAAGATGAAAGCAAAAACAAGTGAAATACTATACAAGGCTCATAAAATTATGACCGAAGTAAATTATGAAGGTGTTTCTAAGACTGCTAGAGAAAAAGCAAAAAGAGATGCCAGAAAATTGTACAAGCTCATAAAAAAAGTTGATCCTGTTGTTTATGAAAGATTAAAAGCAGAGCTTGATTAACGAGAGTAAGAGTTACACTTAAAAACTTAACAAGGGTAATTAAAGTGGTTGTACATAAATATTGTATTACCATTTAATATTATGAAAAATTCATAGGGGTGAAATATCCCCTGTGAATTACTTAAACTTGTACATTATAATTAATCTTAGCCTGAACGCCATTATACTTACTCCATACAAAAGCCGAAGCTCTTTTTATATTTCCCACATAACCCTTATCATCATGCCATCTATCTGTCGCAGACATTGACGACAGATTTCTTACTGTCAATCCATTTAATTCTTCCACAGCCTGCAACTTCATAGACTTATTAGTGTGTAAATGACCTCTATGTACTTCAACATAATCTACTTTACTCCATATACTTCTATATCTTTGAGAAACAATTCCTGGTAAATCTGATGTTTTAGGTCCATTTCCGTGATCGTTTATAATTAAACACTTACCATATAAGTAATGCTTCATCATACAGTCTGTATTATCTACAGTCACATTATCATTTGACTCATAGAATAATTCTAAAGCATCGCCTATATGCATCATAGACTCTCTATCGTGATTTCCTGGAACTATGCATACATGAACCTTAGCCATTGTCGAAAGTATGTTTACGCACTCTACAATAAGTTTACGACCTGCTCTATATATATCTATATGATTATTAGTATTTTCTTGCGGTGTACCTTTTGTAGTAGTTGGTATTGGGAAATCTCTATCTGAATTTAAAAAATCATTACCTACAATAAATAATATTTGATTGATAAAAAAACCAGAAGACCTTTGCATTAAATGTTCTAAAGATGATAACATTCTTTCCCTAGCTATATCTAAATTATACTCATCTCCTTTTATACCTATTTTTCCTAAATGTAAATCTGTAGCATTTATTTCAAGTAGGTGTGGATTATCATCATAAAAATCATTATTAAAATTATGCTTTGGTATATGACCAAAAAGAGGAGTCAAGTCTTCGACCAGCTCCTCTCTTATCTTTTTGATATTAAGCATTGGATTAATCTTTTTTAACCATGCTTTAGTACGATACATCGTAACTGTTATTGGTTTCCTGTCATTATCAAATCCAGTAACCTCATAAGTTCCTATATCGTACTTATCAACCTCCCATACACTTAAGTCAACTTTACATGCTTTTAATAAATTATCAAGACTCTTTACTCTTTTGCTGTCTTCACAAGTTGCAGTAGCTCCATTTTGATTTTCAGTAAATACAATTTTTTCTTCTGTCTTTGCATTACTTGCTTCATGCCCAAGATTAAACTGCTTTCTTAAACGTCTTGCTATAGCTCTAACTCTTTCATAATTAGTTCCAAACATTGCAGCAGTAGCTGCATAATTTTTTCTTAGTAAATCAGGATTTTGTATTAAATACCTTTTAATTTTCTCATTTACATTTGTAGGATCGAATGTCATTTTTTTTGTTATTATAGTTTTTCTTTTACTCCATAACCGTGCTGCGATTTAAACTGCACGCTTATTGGTTTGTAAGATTCTAAATTTTTCTTTTTATTATAACAACGTTTTGCTCTATTTATTAAGAAATCATTGTTAATAACTTCAGTAGTATTAAATCCTTTTACTACAACGTCATAAACCTTAAACTTACTTCCTTTTTTATTTTTAAACTCCCAATCACTAAGCCAGATTGGTACTTCAAATTTTAGCATTATTTTAAAACAGTTACATCAAGCTGACCTTGATTAGCGATTTTGTGAATATACAAATAAAATGGTTGTGTACCAGCAATAATTTTTTGTGTAGTACCAACTAACTCAGAAAATGATAATTGTTTTGGATTAGCAGGACTAACACCAGCTTGTGCTAATATAATATTTACTCCTAGAAATACAGTATCTTTAGATCCCAGTATTACTTTATTTGGTTCTGATGAAGTAATTTTTGTAATATCTACTCTGGATAATAATAAATTAAAAGTAAGACTTTGTGTAGTATTACCATTTACAAATAAAATATCTCTAAATCTTCCTTCTCTTACACTATCAAATATTTTTGTATAAGGTTTTCCACTATCATCAGTAAACGGTACATTCTTATATATACCTATACCACCAGCTGTTGTTTCCTCAGTATTAATTACAATATTATTTTGTTGTTGAGATACCCCAGCACTAGCTGCCGCTGTTCTTAAATTCGATCCTTGCTGTGTATTTTGAACTATTGGTGCTGGTCTTGACTGTGTAGTGAATTGTGCAGAAGCTGGAACTGCTCCAGATCTTGGAACAAACTGTTGGCCTTTAGCCAACTCAATTTCTTTAAGTTTTTTTATCCTATCAGACTCATATCTGTTTCTACCTTTTTCATATTCTGCCATCGTAATCTACGTATTTAATAGTTACTTCTTCACCTTTTTTAATAGCGTTTGCAATTCTAGGATAAATTCTTTTGTACGCATTTCTACTTTTGCCCACGAATCCATCAGGCAACGCTGTATTATTTTCCTGAGAATCACCGACAATAAGACAGCCAGCAGTATGTTCATCAGTGTTTCCAGTATGAATAAGAATATACTCAAAATTAGGAACATCAACGATATGTAACATACCAATATGTATATCAGGATATTTTTTACTATATCTATTATGAAACCCACCTTCTTTCCTGAGTTCAATATTGTAAATACCTTCAGGTATTCTTGTTTCGCCTTTAACTTTAATAGCCCTGTGTTCATCTTCTAATGTATAACAAAGAAATTGTTTACCTATGTCTGTAACTTCAAAAAGCAGACCGTTTGTACAATCTGCTTCTGAACTAAATCTTAATACTAATAATTGCATTATGCGTCTAATGCATCACATAAAACAAATTCAGCTTTTTGTGCTGCTGTTGCTGCATCTAAATCTAAATTAGTTGAACTATCTCCTGCACCATCAATATCAATAGGTGCAAACATTCCCTCACCTGGTTTTAAATCTGCGATAATATCACCATCAGGTTTTACAGAGATAGCATAATCTGTATCTACATTTTTAATAAGAGCGTAAATTCTATCTTTATTATGCAATGCAATATTTATTGTATCATCTGATGTTCCAGCTAATACCTGACCAGCAGTAATAGCTTGTGAAGATGTATTTGATGTAGATGCAAAACTTGGTGCAAAAGTAAATACTACTGTTCCATTTTGATCTGTTAATGTAAATGTTGCATTAACACTTACTGAGGTTGATTGAGTTGCCATATTCTATTTATTAAGCGTTAGCGTCTATTTCTACAGCAAAGTATTCTACTGTAACAGCTGCTGTATTAGCACGAGCTGTAGTAGTTCCTGTGCCTCTAATAATTGTAAACAAAAATTCACCTGGTTCTAAAACTCCTATAATATCGTTATCTGTACTAGCACCATCATAAACTGTTACATAATTAGTATCATCCATGTTTTTAACATAGATTAATCTTCCATATCCAGGTGCAGCCATAATTGTTGCATCAGATCCAGTTGGTACATCAATACGACCAGAAGCAATTTGATCTACTCCCGTAATGTTTAATTGAAAAGATGATCCAATTGATTGTGAATATCCAGTTAATGAAGTAGCAGTCATATTGATACTACCATTGAATGTATAATTTTGAGCCATTTTATTCTTTTTTTACAAATATAATTAAATTAATAATTACTTTGTTGGTTAGTATTAAAAGTTTGGACAGCTGTACCTGAAGAATTTTGATTAACATTTTGATCAAATCCACTAGCAGATGAAGCTGCCGCGCCATGTGTTGTTCCAGCCATATATCCAATTACACCATTAAAGACGTGTGTATGATAACCAACTAATCCATTTGCTTGTCCATAATCTAAAGCTTCTTGTATGGTACTAAACAATGGTGCTCCGTCTATATAAGTTAAAATAGGCATTATATTATTTTTTTAAGTTCTGCACATTTTTCATACTCTTCAACTTCAATAAAATAATCTATCATTCTATTAATTGTTAAAGCCCAACCTTCTTCAGTTTTAATTTCTTCTGGATCAAAAGATAAAAAAACATGTTCTTTTTTACCATCTATTAAATCGTCTATAGTTATGTCACCTATAAGAATATGATAACCATTATTCATGGCAATATCTAACTCTTCGTAACCAAGTTCTTTATTAATCATGTTGTTCATTTAATCTTGACATTCTTGCTCCGCAACAACACATATTTTTATCAGCCATTGCACCACGATACCTCATTCCATGTTCAGCTTTTTTCTTTTTATATCTACTAACTCTACCCGTCTCTTTTTTTTCTTTAGCTGCTCTAGATTTTTCATATTTAGAAAGTTCAGACCAAGTAGAGGGTGTATCTTTAGTTATACGTTTAGTAGGGCGAAAAGTATTTTCACCACCGCTATAATCTTTTTTACCACGAGGTGTACGCCAGTCTTCTTTAAACCAAC